AATAGGTTGGAAGTATCTGTTGCATCCCAAAGTCTTATTCTGTATTCTTTGAAATTAGGGTCTGCTTCGATATCTGGGGGATGATTATCTCCAAATATGTTCCCAAAAATAAACGACTCATTGTCCACTATTTCTGTCGCCACACCGAGCTCTAACTGGCCAAAGGAAGTAGTGCCATCACCAAGTCTAGATATCAGTTTCGTATCACTTGCAATGCCCGTATTGTTTGAAAAATCTACTGCCGTGGCATAAAATGTTTCCGACACCCCAATCTTGTTTTCCCATTCTTCAACCCCGAACAGAATTTCTTGACTCGTCGGTTCGAATCTTTCAAGAAGGAAATTAGCGGGATTAGCCTTATTATCCGTGAGAGGTTCTCCGGTATACAATTGTATTTTTTCTATATCACCTTCGGGGGGCTTGTCCCATTTGAGTCTATAAAGTCCATTAAACCATATTTCTCCATCAAAACCTTGCAGTTTGCCCGGGGGTATCTCGTCGTCCAATACCTGAGTTGGGGTCTTGCTTGACCATTGAACGTCTCCCGTTTTTCTTTTCGCTATCAGCCTGAATTTCAATGGCTTGCCGGGAATGGCAACGTAATGTCCCGTATGATCGACGGGATCCATATCAACCGTAGTTAAGAAATTATTATTTTCGGCATTATATACCCACGCTTGGAAACTCTCAAAATCAGGATCAAGAAGAGAGGGTTGAACTGCATGCTCATAATGCCCGGAGAACTCCCAATTGCTATGTGCCCCAGTAAGAATATAACTATCGGTATTCCAATTCGTGCTGTAGCTGGACTTAAAGCCTGGCCCAACCGTGTCGTACCCCATGAAGTGAATCGTTCCGGAAGTGATTGGCCCCGCCTTATCCGAATAATCTATTGGTCTTCCCGCGAAATGAATAGCCTGATTAGTCGTTGTTTCCAATTCCGCCCTTAGGCTATCAGTAAGATATTGGGTTTCATATGATCTGGAACGGGGAACTTCATCCACTTTCGCCCAAGTGGACGGCCAGGGATCCGTATTAGGTTCAAGTTCTCCTATCCCCGAACCCGAATAAATTTCAACATATTCTATATCGTTTACATTTGCAGGGTACGTCCATTCTATCTCGACCCTATTCCCAAAATGTAAATCTACTTCGAAATCCTCCAGACCCTCGGGGATGGAGTCATCTCCAGAAGCTAAAATACCACTTCTTTTACCGAAAATATAATCCCCGCCTTTTGTGACTACATCTAGCCGGGCCTCGTATTTTTTTCCACCTATGGAATTATAAGTAACCTCATGTTCATCTTTTAATTCCTCAACTATATCATAAGTGCTTAATATATTTTCAGTTCCGGATTCATATATGGTAACTTGATACTTTTCAAAATTAGGATCATTATCCGCCCCGGGATTGGAAAGGCTGTGCCCGGGATTCGTATTAAAATTCCCGCTATCTATATCAACCCTTACGTAAGATTGCCTCTCTATAGAATCAAAATTAGACGAAACGTCAATTATCGGAACACTTGAAGAATCCCCTATTCTAGAAACAATCACGCTTGCGGAATCGATAGATTCATTTCCGGCAAGGTCAACGGAAGTTATATAGAAATCCTGGTTTATATCATTCTTTAATTTTGGATGATTCCCTATAAAAAACGTATGAAATTGATTGGTTAAGGGGTTCGCCTGTAGCTCATAAATAGGATTTCCAATCCTTGCAGTCCCGTCTCCTGTATATAATCTAACTAAATCTAAATCCGCATCGGCAGTATTCTCCCAATTGAATTCATATAAATTGTTAAATAGTATTTTACCCTCAAAACCCGAAGGCTTTGCTGGCGGAGTAATGTCGGCGCTAGATCTAAAGAAAGCAACCTTTTCTTCCGACGAAGCATCGCTAATAGTATGCTTGCGGCTGGCCTTCCACCTTATTTCATGCCAAGTTTCCTCCTTAAGTGCCCCAACTTCAGTTTTTACCCCTGAATATAAATGCAATGAAGGTGTGCTATTAGATTCGGCGCATTTCTCTATTCCGGAAAACTCTATCTTCTCAATGCCAACCCCAACTTCACTAATAACCTTATCAGTAAAATCCGACCTAAAATTTGGAATGGTTGGGTCGTAAAATTCAGATCCTTTTGACCCAGTTAAAAATGATATTTCCCCGAAATCTCCGCATTTGTCATTCTTGACGTATGAGCCGTCCTTTAATGAATGATAAAGTCCAGTAGCCTGCTCTACGCTTCCGGCATCCTTTAGTTTTTCATAATAAACATTTGATATTTCTTGAATCTTATAATCAAAATGAGTGACGTTCTGCCCTTCATTCCCATAATCATTAAAGAAATATAATTCAATCTTAGGATTAAAGGTTCCGTCGTTTTGATCTAAATCTCCGGTTCTATTTATAGAAAGGGAAACATTATTGTCAGGAATACCTCCTATTATAGTTGGAGTAAAGATTTCGCTTTCTGGCGTAGGAGGCGGAACTCCTTGTCGGTCATTAGGCTGGGCGTCACCATGACTTGGTGTGACGGATATAAGCTGGGTGCTTGACTTGTATATGGTAGACAAACTATCCACGTCCTTGAACTTGTCCCTGTTATATTCTAGGGCTGCTATAGTGAACGTTGCGTCATCCTCTTCGGCCACGGCAAGAACTCTGAATTCCTTGGTTTGCTGTCTCGCATCTCCACTAGCCTCAACAATGTAAACGGCCCCTTCGGTTATCTTCTGTTGGTTATTATTGGCTCTGTCCTGATGATTAACGAATCCGCCATTTACTTGAAAGACTCCGGATTCAAGAAAATAATCATTAAGCGTTCCTGGGTGCAGCGCGCCCCCCTGCATAAATTCATCATTTTTATTGGGGCTTTCCTGGATCATGTCCAGAAATATGGTTGTCTTAATCTTCGTTCCTTCGAGAGTATCTTCGAAATAATTATGTAAATCAACACCCCCGTCGATATTCTCACTTGTTTGTGAATTTAGAGGAATCAAGGGTCGCCCTCTGTCATTCCCTAAGTCTAGGCTCCCCACTGCTCGCCCATCTCTATGTATAAAAGTTTTGAATTGTTTTTCCGCAACAACCTCATCTCCATATTCCTCAGACAACTTTCCGGAATTAGGAATAATAAAACTTATTTTCAAATATTTAAAATTCGCCTCGTCAATATCCAGTGTTTGATCTAGTAAAATATGGTTTTCATCCACCGAAATAGCATTATCCCCAACAACTTTGGCGACCCTGCCTCCGGATTTGAAATTTGTTCTATTATCGTCGGAAATCCCTATGACATCCCCGGGGCGAAGGTACCCGCCCTGCTTGTCCGTGGAAAATCTAACAACTTCTTGTTCGTTATTGGAGGTGAGAAGGATCCATCTTCCAAGTCTTAATGCTTGATCCCTTGAGGTACAACCAAGGGCGGCACTTTCTTTCTCTATTAAGCCGTGTCGAATAATACCCTCTGGGTCCTCAATGTATTCATACTTAGGAAGAAAATTATCATCCTTGTCTTTGTATGCGACCTTTACGGCTGTAAACCTCGTGTTCTTCGAGGATCCATGGTAAGTAAAGTTGCCCTCAAGAACATTCGAATTTGTAAAATTAAGTACTGGCTCGCTAAGAGAATCTTGAGATACGTATACTTCAGAGCCGTTGTAAAAGGCCATTCCCTTAAATACCGAAGCAATTTCCGAGAGAGCCTTGTAGGCCTCCATTTTATTATTAAGAAAAAGATTGCAACTAAATCTTCTCTCTTGTACATACATTTTGTCTGCGGTATCTAAGGCACTATTGTAATCTGGGTTATCCCTCGAAGTGGGAACGGGCTCATCGCAGTATTTGGCTATCTTGAACAATTGCCATTTATCTATATTCTCTTCCTTGACGTATTCCCCTAGCCCATATCTTTCATTTGTTGCTATATCATAGAATATCCATGCGGGATTATCCGTCCATTCCAATTCGTCCTTAAACGTTCCGTCCCACGTTCCTGGATGCCTTGACTGTGAAGCATCATCATTCTCTACATAAATACTAGGTACTTTTACTTTTTTAAGTTTTAGGTGGAAAGTTCTTTCCGGGGCGCGAGGGAGATAGTTCGCCCTAATCAAGGAGCCTACTTGAGCACTCCCTGGGTAACTCATGTTACTTTTGATTATTTCCGTTACGCTTTCAAGTTTAACCGAATGAACTCTACTGAAATTTTCCGGAAGAGACGTTAAGTTGCGAACAGATATCCTTCTGTTGGTTCTCCTTTTTCCGTCTTCATCCCTGCCATCAACTAATTTAAATAAAATATCTTCCTGGTATGGAGAGGTTGCGATTCCATTAATTGTGAGGTCTGTAGTACAGGTCCCAGTAACCGGATCAAGCAGTTTCCCATCTACCTGATTTTCCCAATCCCCTAGATTAGTGTCATCAACCATTGTATGGTGAAGAACTCCGGTATAATCCCCCTCAATACGGAGCTTTAAACTATTCGGTACGATTTCCCCATCATCACTTTTTAGATTAATGGCATTAAGCCTGCCGATATTAAAGGTCAAAGCCACCCAGTCTACGTCGCTGTCCTGGATAGTATGATGCCCATCGAAACTAGCCGTGGGTTCTCCACCAAATGAGGATGCAGAAGGAAGTATTATTCCTTTTGATTTTGTCTGAGAAACATAGGAAAAGTCCTCCATCCATTGGAATGCTCCGGTTTGGCCGGTGTATATTGCATCTTGCCCTGTCGTTCCGTGCATCAAGACCGTAGAAACATCCCGATAATTTATTGTATCATTTTCATTTAGTATCGGGGTGTTGTCAAGATATATGCCTTTTAGAATACCGGAGCCACTCACCAAATTCCCGGCAGGATCACAAAAACCTTCAATGGGGCCTTCGGATATAAGATCAAGAGCCTTGAAGTAACTTATTGACTCAAGCTCCTCCCACTCATTTATCTTTTTATCGTTTGTTGTATCTTGTTTTTTTACAAGAGGTTCAAATCCGGAAATATCCCTAAACCCAAGCTTAGGGCGAGCCTTAGGCTGATTAGGGGCGTCAAAAGTAATATATGTACGATGTTCGTCTGACATTGCACTTACGTAAGTTTGGTATAACTAATGGAATCTTCTCCCGAATTTATTCTTTCTTTCACTTGATCATCAAATTTAACGTTTCTGATGTTCAAGATGGACGAACTAATAACCGACGAACCAACCCTGAGTCTTCCATATCCAACAGGAACGACAGATCCTTGAACCATATGATTGGTGGGCCTTTGATATATAAATGAACTAGTAGATTTTAATGTTGACGTATTATCTTCTTCATCCGGGCCGTCAGGCTCTCCAATTACTGCTTCTATAATCCCTTGAATAACCAAGGCCGTTCCCACTTCATAAGAAATAGCAGATAAGCCTTCGGCAATCATAACCGGATTATACCAAGCGTCTCCTCCCCAACCCATATCATCCATCCATCCTGCCGCTTGACCCAGGAGCCAGCCCGCCGCTATACCATACATTCCATATTGAAAGGAATCATTTTTCCATAACTTTTCAAATACGTTGTTCTCTCCCATTCCCTCCATGGCTGGAGCAATATGTATTTCGGAATCCTCAGCTAACTCTATCGACAACTCATCATGGTGCCCAACCCCATGTTTATCTACAATAATATTATACTCAACGCCTTCCCGTTCTCTCTGGAAAAGATATTTATAGAATACGCCGGTGTTTGCTTCTATGGCTCGCAGAGCTTCCTTGGGGCTTTTAATACTAAAGTCCCATTCCTCCCCGAATTCCCTTCCGAGGCTACCATATAAAAATACCTTTGCCATCTCCTTAAACCTACAATATAATTACACTTTGTATTCCTCTTTGATTTTTTTAAGAAAATTTAAGAATTTCCTAGACTTCGGAGCTGTTTTCGGAATATACGCACCATGCTTGTTGTCCACTAAGCTAAAAACAAAAAAAGGTAGACCCCATTCCTCTGAAAATGTTAGGTCTTTTTCCGAAAATTCCGAATCACAATCCACATGAGAATGGAAAATACCCATCAAACCTTTCGCTTTTATCACCTCTCTAGGTTTTATACTAAAAAGATGCTTTTTATCCTCCGCCACATTCTGAATTGATTTAATATCTATCTTTCCTTTATTATAAAGAACAAACCCGCAAATTTCCTCATTAGGTTTTTCCTTTGCTATTGATTCTATTCTCTTTTTCATCAATATATCCTACTGCCCGGAAAACCTCCGAATGGCAAAGGCTCCTCCGCATCGCCCTCGAATCTCATCTTGCAAGCCCTAAGGCATTTAGAGCATTGATCCGCCATCCAGGAATCAGTACTTACGGAAGGCTTGTTGGTGATGTCAGCAGTATTATCATCAATACATACGTAGACTACCTTTCTCGGATGGAGTTCCTTTTCTATGATTACATGAACATAGTCGCCTTTTGCATAAGCTTCGCCAGGTTCCCACAGCCCTTTATCTGTGGATGGACCATTTATTTGAAGGTCATTAGCATCCGCAACAGGAGGACCATCATAACCACAAACAGGCCCTCTGTATTTCCAAAAGCAATAATTATTGATTACTTTTCTTCGGGGGATTGAAACGTTCTCCAAATCGACGGGAGAAGTTAATTCGTATTCAACAAAAAATCTATTTTCATTTATCTTTCTGCCGATAATCCATTCTTCATTATCAATCAATGCATTAGGATCAGGATCAATTCCCTTCTCAACCCACTCCTGCTTCAATGCGGCATCATCATTATATCCAAGAAAATTTTCTGCATCTAGAAACCTGAGGAAGGTTTTCATTCTTTTTACCTTCGCCCCTATTAAGTCATTTTTATCCTGAGCGTAAGTAGAAACAAACCCATCAATATTTATGATCTTTAGAGAAGGCCTTGTGACACTCCCATCCGCCTTAGAGCCAAATCCGGAAGATTCATATGGGATGTAATAATATTCCTGACCTCCAAAAGTTACCGGAGTTCTTAATTCATTTATTCCTCCATGGAACCTTATTTTCCTGGCGGAGTCCTCATTTTCAATACTATGGATCGTATATAGCTCTATAGGTTCCACTGCCACCGCCCCAAATAATTCGGAGGTGATCTTTTGCGACTTTATGGCTGATTTGTTTGGCATTTTAGAAAGAGATTGTTTCTGCTATCCTACATCTTACGGAGAATACATTATTATAAGTATAACTCTGTGAAATTTCATTACAAATAAACTTTTTGCGACTAGATTCTTTCCCATCCGGGCTAAAATAAAACCAAGTTCCGGCCTTCGACATCATAAACGCAAGAATTAAAGTCATCTTTTCCAGATCTATGGGATCAAAAAGAAGATCGTATGTCAGGGTCTTGTCATTTATTCTTTCTTTACCAGCAAACGGCCTAGACTTAGTTGATCCAAATTTCTTGACCCTAAACAAAGACGTCTCGTTCAAGCTCTGATCAGGAATATGCTCAAACGTATCCTTTTTGATTTCCGCCTTTATTTTATCGTAAAAATTCGTAGGCATTGAGGGTATGGCAAAAATATAGTCTTTAGAAAATAATGATATGTTTTTATTCCCAAAAACTAAATCTACGTTTTGATACTCTCCCCTGCTGTAATTCCTTTCTATTCCCTCGCATTGAAATTCTTGTTGAAAATATGGAGGCACCGAATAAAGGGCTTTGTATTTTTCATTTGGCTCCAAGTCGTCGTACTTTACGGTTTGAAACGGAAACGGAGAACCAATATGTTTTTCTACGTGTTCTATTATCTGTTCTATCTCCGACGCTTCTCTCTCATAGAAGGGAAGGTTCATCTGCATGCTGACATTATTCAACCCTTGAGATGAAAGAGAGGAGTACCCATCTCCAAATTGAATAAAATTATTATTAAAATTAAGAGACGTCGTGGCCCCGTAAGAAGGAATAAAGTTAAATGGATCCTCATACTCGAAACTATTAATTGTAGTTCCCGTCAGAACATCCTTTTTGAATTGTTCATGAGATGCGGGAGAAGCCAGGTAGCCCCTCTCTATTCCCCAGAAACCGGTAATAGGGTCAGCCTTCATCTAATGACCTCCTTTATAGATACCTGCCCGTTAAGAGTTCCTCCTGCAGAAACATCCAACCTTTGGTTTTCAATAGCCCCTGAACAAAATAAAGTTTGACCCCTAGATCTTCCCAATTCATCAGAAGCCTTTATGCTAATTTCAGCTATATCTCTTTCTTGATAATTGATAACGTCTCCAATATCATCTCCATTTATGTCTAAATACTTCTCAACTGCTCCTAGGTTTACATGCCGAGGGTAGGAACTGCCTATTACGAAACTAGGTATTCTCTCGCAGGCAACTTCATAAGTTATCTCTACAGGATTATCCATCCCTATGTTTAGATAATTCATATTGGTTAATTCTACATTAGCCCCATTTGCTACTGTATAATCATTTTCCGAAAAAGAACTTTCTTGTATATTGTTATTGAATCCTGATAGAACAACAAATCTTGCCGACATCTCTACGGGGGCATACGGCTTTATGCCTATGTGATAGTTAGTCAAGTAAGCTCCTGAGAATTCTATTCCACCAAATGATCCGGAACAAGAATTT